CCCCTGGCAAGATCCAGGCTGATAAGCAGATCGGCGTGATCCTGCACCGTGGTCGTGCCTTTGAGGCTCGTGACCTCGCTGCCCTCGCTGCCGGTTCTGATCCTATGGCTGCCATTGGCGCCAAGATCGCTGATTACATCGCTAACCAGCGTCAAAAGGATCTGCTGTCCTGCCTGCAGGGTGTGTTCGGCAGCCTGAACACCAACACCAACAGCTCCGCCTTCTTCGATCTCTGCATCGATTCGGCTTCTGCTGATACCCCCACCGTCCTCAGCCCTCGTCACGTCGCTGAAGCCCGCGCCATCCTTGGCGATCAGGGTGACAAGCTGGCTGCGGTTGCTATGCACTCCAAGGTCTATTACGACCTGGTTGAGCGTCGCGCAATCGACTATGTGAGCACCGACGAGGCTCGCGGCACTAGCACCACTCAATCGGGTGGTTCGCTGGTGGCTGCTTACGGCGGACAGGTAAACGTGCCGACCTACATGGGTCTGCGCGTGATCGTCTCTGACGATGTGCCTACCGCTGGTTCTGGCAGCACCACTGAGTACGGCACCTTCTTCTTCACCAGCGGTGCTGTTGCTAGTGGCGAACAGCTTGCGATGCAAACTGAAACCGACCGTGACATCCTCGCCAAGAGCGATGCCATGTCGATTGACCTCCACTACTGCTACCACCCCGTTGGTGCTAAGTGGGGCGTTACCACGGTGAACCCGACCCGCGCTCAGCTTGAGACTGTGGGCAACTGGTCGAAGGTGTACGAGCTGAAGAACATCGGCATCGTGCGTGCGACCAACGTTTCGAACATGGATTGAGGTAATTAGCCATGGCATCCATTTTCGAACTCGGTGACATCCCTGGCGGTCTTCTGCCGGCTCAGATGAAACTGGCGGCTCCTACTGCGACCGCAACCCTGTCTGCAGCTAACAGCTACAACGTCATCATTCGTGGCGTTCCTTCTGCTGCTGCAACCTATACCACTGCTACTGCTGCGGACATCGTGGCTGCTATCGGTGGTGATTGTGCCGTGGGCACCGCCTTCATGGTGATAGTGCTCAACGCTTCTGCTGGCGCTAACACCATTACCGTCGAAGGCGGTAGCGGTGTGACCGTGAGCGGCGTGGCAACTGTGGCTCAAAACGCCTCCAAGATTTTCCTTGGTCGCGTGACTGCTGTTGCTGCTGGCTCTGAAGCGATCACCCTCTACGGTCTGGGTTCTACTGCTGCTGCAGTTGCCTGATCATGGGGTTGTTCGCCTTTAGGCGACGCCAGGAACGTGAGGCTGCTTCTCAGGAGGCAGCCTCTTTTCCTATTGCGGAGCCCACTCCTAAACTTGAACTAACCTCGGCACCTACCGATGGCAGTAACAATCGACGCAACGGTAGGGGGCGCAAACGCCAACAGCTACCAGACGCTGGCAGCAGCACAAGCCCTGATTGACGGGTTTGTAGAAGATGATGATGTGGTGGCATGGGCTAGTGCTACCACTGATCAAAAGAATCGTGCGCTGGTATCAGCCACTCAGCGTCTTGACCGGGAGCGTTTTCTAGGCGCTAGAGCTACTGACACGCAGGCGTTGCAGTGGCCACGAACAGGTGTGCGGAAACCTGACACCTACATCAACACCTACGCCGTAGGCTTTCCTTTCCGTATCACGACTGATTATTTCACCGACACCGAAATCCCAACTCAGATCCAGTACGCACAAGCTGTGCTGGCGGTTTATCTGAACAACAACAAAGACGGGCTTGGCTTGTCTGGCATCGAAGATTACAAGCGTGTTCAGATCGGTAGCCTTAGCGTTGAGACCGCAGGTGCTAGTGCTATCGCTACTGGCGCTGATCGAGTGCCGCCAATCTTTGAACGGTATTTGACCGGGCTTAGAATAAGTGGACCAGGCAACTTTTCCATCCGCCGGAGCTGATCATGGGTTACGCGTATCCGGGAGCTGAATACATCAGCGACACCGCTGCTCATACTGGGCGTTTCGGTGAAATCTATGCACTGGAAGACGCAGTGATCGCAACATTGGTTGCTCAGGACTGGACGGGTAACGCCACAACTTCGGTGCCACTTAAGGCAGGCGATGAAATCAAGGGCGTTTTTACCAGTATCACCCTGACCAGCGGCAAGGTTGTTGCCTACCGGATCTGATCATGAGCGTTCAGCCTGGGCAGCACAACATAACGGTTCAGCGCCGCGCAGATTATGACCTGCAGCTGCAGTTCAAAAACTCTGCCGGAGTTGGTATTGATCTGACAGGCTGGACTGCTTACGCGCAGGTCTGGAATCAAGGACGGACGACAAAATATGCAGACTTTGCCGTTACCTATACCGCCCGTGCTACAGGGCAGATCAAAATTGCACTGACTGACACTCAAACGGCAACTTTCCCTAACGAAGCGTTCTACGACGTGCTGCTAGAAGATAACGCAGGATTGCGGAACTATTACCTAGAGGGCATCGTCTACGTTTCTGAGGGTTATACCCAGCCAGCGCCATGACGATAGTATCCGTCACCCAAACGCAAGCTACCGTCGAGGTTACAGAAGACGGCGGCACGACTGTTGTTCCGACAGTTAGTGCAACTGCGGTTGAGGTTAATCAAGCTGGTGTCCCGCCAGGTGGCAATCCGAAAGATCTGCTCGTCAAATCAAGCGGCACTGACTACCACAGCGAGTGGACTGCAACGCCTGAAGTAAATGCGCTGCAGTTTGACCTTGCTACAGGATTAGATCCTGCAAACGGACAGCTTGTCTGGAATGCTGATGAAGGCACACTTGAGTTAGGCAAAGGCGATATCAGCAACTACATCGGGCAAGAGACGATGGTGCTCTGTCGCAATAACAGCAATGTCACCACAATTCCAAAAGGTACTGCGGTGATGTTTGCTGGCACGCTTGGTGCTAGCGGTCGCCTCAAAGTTGCGCCAATGGTGGCTGATGGCACTTACCCTGGATATGTTTTCTTTGGTGTAACTGATCAGGCTATCGCTGGTGCCAGCGATGGATACGTCAGCACATTTGGTAAGATTCGCGGTATCAATACAACTGCCTACCTAGAAGGCGACATCCTCTGGTGTGATCCTGTCACCCCTGGCCGTTTCACCAAGACAGAACCGTTAGCACCAAACCTAAAGCTGGCAGTGGCTGCTGTCATCAGCTCAGCTAACAATGGCACTATCTTTGTGCGTTCTACCGCAGGTGCTCGACTCAAAGATCTACATGACGTAGAAGCTAACGGCAACAAATCCGATGGTGACATCCTCAACTGGGATGCTACTGACGAGAGGTGGGAGCCTAGCGACAGGCTTACGCTGTTAGAAGCACGGGTCACAGCCTTGGAGAACGCCTGATGGCTTTAGCAGGATCGCTACGAAAGACTGCATCCAAGCTGATGGCAAAGTTTGGCGGTGAAGTCATCTTTCGCCGTGTAGCAGCTGGCATTTACAACCCAACATCAGGTGTTTCATTACCAGTTACGACTACAACAACAGTTCGTGGCGTATTGGATAACGTCAGCGAAAGCGAGGTTAATGACCTGATTAAAAGCACGGACAAAAAGCTGACTATCGCAGCGGCTGATCTAGCTTTTGAACCTGCCGTATCAGATCAAGTAACAGTGGCTTCTCGCGTCATGCAAATTGTTCAGGTAATCAAAATCGAACAGGACAACACACCTATCGTGTTTGAAGTCTTTTTGAGAGAGTGATATGGCACGTCAAATCAGAGTTGATCAAATCGACGATTACGCTAAAGAGCAAATCAGCAAACTGGTTCGCGCTGCAACGCTTCAGGCTGAAACCAAGTTAAAGCAGCTCACGCCTGTTGACACCGGACGGCTGCGTTTGAGTTGGCAAACAACCGTTGAGCCTTTAAACGGTAGTGTTTTCAATAATCTGCCGTATGCTGCCCCAGTCGTTGCCGGTGTGGACCTTCCAAGATCATGGGGTGGGCAGTATCGCACAAGGCAAGGCGCTGAGCCGTTTCTCGACATCGTTGCTAAAGACGTTCAGACTTGGACCGAAACTCAAGCCGCCAAAATAGGACGTGAATCATGAGCCTTAACACTATCCGCTCAGCAATTGAGAATCGCATTGCAACTGAGTTTGCAACAGCTCCTCCTTTGCAAGTCGCTTATCAAAACGTTCCCTTCACACCGCCCAACAACGCAAGCTGGGTTCAGGCTTTTATTTCATGGGGTGATTCTGCTTACCTCACGATCCTGACCGAATCAGACCGTGGCACTGGCGACGGATTTGATCGCCGCAACGGTGCTTTGACTTTTAATATCTACAGCCCACGCGGTGAAGGACCAGGTGCTGCGCTTACCATCGCCCAGCGTTGCATCGACCTCTTTTCACGTTTGCAGCTGCAAAATATCAAATTTGACGCAGCTTCTGGTCCACGCATCATTGAACCCGCTGCGCCAGAAGGGTTTTACCAAACCCAGGTCGCCATAACTTTTGAGGCTTACGAGCAAAGCTAGACTTCATCTAGCCACTTACCGTTCACAACATGGCTACCGTTCTGTCCGGTACGTCCGGCGCTCTTTATTACAAGCCTGCTGGCACCAAGGCAACCTTTGGCGAAGCCGCCGTTGATGTTGCTGATGATGAAATCACAGTTGCTACCTACCTGAATTTCAAGGTTGGCGATCCTGTGGTTTTTAGTGTTGTCAACACAGAAACTGGTGGTGCTGGCACCGGCACCCTGCCTGCTGGCATCACAGCTGCAACCACTTATTACG